GCCCCACATGAGGGAGCCTGATACGGGTTCACGGATTCCATCGATGTCTACGGGGGGTGCTGCAATAAATGCAGTGACAAAACAAATTGTAGCAGCCAGCAGGCAGGGGATCATAAGGATACCGAACCAGCCAACGTAAAGTCGATTGTTAGTTGAGGTTACCCAGGAGCAAAACTCGTCCCAGGTAGACCTTTGTTGTTGTTGAAGTACAGCGGTCATTAAAAGTGCAGGGTTGTTGTTTATAGGGTAAGTATTTGAGCACTTTTATAAAGCCCTCCCAAGGCTCACGTCCAGTGGAGGGCTGAATTGATTATCAGAAGTTGTACTTAGCACCAACCTTGGTGCCATAGCTATTGTCGTCGTCACCAGTGAGGAAAGAGAACTCGCCGTAAACAGACAGAGCTTCACTTACGGGGTAGCTACCGCCGATCTTACCAGACAGTTCGACATCACCGTCACCACCATCAGGAGCCAGCAGAGCAGGACCGCCCTGGACGTACCAGCCGTCACCTTCGTAACCGACGTGGACATCAGTAACGGATCCACCGTAGTCAGATCCGGTGAAACCAGAGTTAGCTTCAACGTTTGCATAGGGACCGGCGATAGCGCCTTGAGCACAGCCGAGGAGGAAACCGGCAGCAATAATAGATTTCATAATTAAAGAGTTACTTTTTCTTAGCAGTTTTAGCGGAGCGTTTGAAGTTAGCAGCCGTGGGTGCTCCTTTAGACCCAGGCTTTCTCATTTTTTCACCGGATCCTTGTTTGATCCGCATCCTTTTAGCATGGATGTTAGCGTAAAGACCACGTTTAGCCATTACTTTTTGCCGCCTTTCTTAGGGGGACGGCCTTTCTTTGTACCGTATGTACCTTTACCGTAGGGCATTACCAGACTCCAGGAATAATTTGACCAGTGATTGCATAGGCACCAAGAGCCGCCAGGACGCCAAGCATAGCAAGACGACCGTTAAGCTTTTCAGCCTTTTCATTGTGTGTTTCAGTTACGTCCATAACAGTCATAGGTGGTTCTTTTGCGTAGAGGTTCAAACGACCTCGTTCTTCAACAACAGTAGTCATCAGAATGATACATCAGAGTTTTCAAGACGACGCATCAGATCTTGTCGATACGCCGGGTCACGATCATAGCGAGGATCGCTCATGGCTGCGACCAGTTCAGCCTGGCTTTTGAATGAATCGTCAGTGTTTTCTGCACCACGACCAGTCAAGGTCTGACCATCTGTACCGGTGTTGTCGTTGTAACGCGCTTGGAGAGCTTGAACAGCGAAGAAGATGGCATCAGCGTTACCTGACTCCATCACGTTATCATACATAGACACTTCGTCTTTAGAGAAGTTGTCACTAGCCCATTGTAGCATGGACTTGTAAGCTTTGTCGCCGCCAACCATGTCCATCAGGTATTCAGCTTGTTCTTCGCTGAGACCTTCTGCTTTTTCGGTTTCATCATCGTTGGTTTCTGCAGGCTCTTCCGCTGCTGGCTCGCTCTCGTCTTCGGTGGTTTGTACTTCATCGCGTGGTTCTCCAAGTTTCTTCTGAAGCTCTACGTAAGCTTGTTCGAGAGCTTGAGGGTCTTTGAATTTACCAGCGAAAAGCGGTTGCTCACCTTGTTCAAGGGATTCAGCAATTGCAAGAGACTCCTTTTCATCCGAGTTAAGAATCTCAGGATTATTAGGAGCCTCATTCATTGTAAATGTTTCAGCCATTTATTGTTGGGGGATAGGTGGTTGTTCTTGCGCCTGTTGCATAGCTTGCATTTCAGCGGCTGCTGCCTTTTGTTCAACTGCTGCCATCTGTGGTGCTTGCTGCTGTGCCATCATCGCCTGCTGCTGCTGCATCTGTTGTTGTTGTTCAGCTTGCAGCTCTTGCATACTCTTCACAAGGTTAAGTACGTCAATACCAGACGACGCTGCCAGACGTTTAATGACTTCATCAGGGTTGATGTATTGTGCAATAGCATCTGGACCCATAGTTTGAGCAATGACAGTAAGAAACTGTGCAAGGCTTTCACGATCTTGACCACGACCAAGTGCGTTGATACCAGCCACGATAGTGGGGCGTACAACACCACCTTGCGGTAGCCGTGGGATGTCACCAGTCTTTTGTGCGACGTTGAGCTTACGGTTGAGGTATGGCACAAGGAACTCAACAGTCAGCAGGGAGAATAGTCCTCCAAGTTGCTGTTCCAGCTCAAGTTGTGTCATACGAACTTCTTCCGCTGTGGTGCGTTCACTGTCCCTCACGTTGAGGATCAGGAATGCTTCGTTCAGGCGTTGAGTTAGTGACCCGATCATCTGATACGCAGTAGAGAAGTCCGCTGTCTTGCCAACCTGTACCACACCAATGTCATCAGGTCGTCCCTGAATGATTGCGCCGTTCCCCGCCTTGGCAAGTGTACTAGGCTTGGTGGTACTGCTTGGGCTGACAGTAAATACTACCTTAGCAGCTGCTGCGCTGCCTTCAACGATGGCTTGTGACAGAGCTTCAAGTGACTTCAGGTCACCAAGAAACTCTTCTACCCTACCACGTCCATAGACTTCCCCATCAACGTGGTTGAATCGTAGCACAAGCCAGGGGTTAGCGTCAAACGGAGCTTTGCCCATAGACTTAGGAAGGATCCTACCTTCCAGCTCCTGGTGCCACACCCATCTGTTGTTGTCACGTTTCACGTGGGTATAAATAACACATTCATCATTTGGGATGTGTCCGTCGTCAACCACAGAATCCTGAGACTTGCTCTCATATTCTGGGTAAAATTTTTTGATTAATTTTTTCGAGATTGTTTCTTTTGTTACAATTTCAATAACATTACCGTTACCATCCCTGTCTACCACGTATCGAGAAAGGGGATAGAGTTTCAATCCATCCTTACTCATAAAGATCAGGGCATTACCAGCTACGACCAGGTGCTTGAGTGCTTGGTGAACGACCACACGGTCACCGGACTCCGCGATGGATTCCATAACAGTGCGTTCAATCTTAGCAAACGACAAGTCAAGTTCAGATCTGATCTCAGGACCAAGCTCTTCAGGAAGGTTTACATCGTTGACCTGCAACTTAAAGAAGCTAGTTTGTGGCGGAAGCAAAGCAAGCATCAGCTTACTTGCAAGAGTCACCACACCTTTAGCCCCTGTTGATTGCCAGGGTGTTGTAAGTTTAAGAGCACTCTTTGTAGTGTGCTCATCTTCCCGAATAAGATAAGGTAGAGTCAGTTCAGATGCTTGTCTAGCAGCATTTAGAAACTGGGAACGGCTTGAAGACAATCTGTCATAACGTTGTTTAGCAGTCATTAGATGTTAAGTGCTCCAAGTTTTCCTACATTTTTCACGGTAATACCAAGAGCAGCTGTAGGTTTAATTTTAAGACGACGTTTAAATGCATCGACTCCAACCCCAGGGCGGCGTGTGCCAATTTTAAACTGACCTTGGGCAGTACCGGCAGCAACGTTAGCTGCTTGAGTTTGCTGTGCAATTGTCAGTTCGCGCTCACGCCGTTGCTGGGCCTGCTGTTCCTGTTGGATTTGTTTTTCATAAGCATCTCGTGTTGATTGCAACTCATCATCACGGCTCTGAGTTATGTCATCAAGTTTTTTGGTAAAAACATCAGTCATACTTGTAAGCTGATTGTTAAGGTTTCGCTGTTGCAAATCCTGAGCCAAAACTGAAGCAGCCCTTTCACCAAAGGTAATACCTTCTCTTTGTCCTACATCTCTGATTTGTGCAAGACTCATACCAGCAGCCTGTGCTCGGTTAAGAGAACCCAAACCAGAGTGAGCAAACGTGTCAACATTGCCACCGTACTTTGAAATGTAGCGGTCAGCAGGACGGTCAGCAAGATATTTAGTAGCTGCTTCACCAGTTTGAACACCTTCGCGTGCAAGCTGATCACGAACTTCATTAATAGTCATGCCTGTAGCAAGGGCTTTTTGAATTGAGCCTAACCCAGTATGAGCAAATGTTTCTTCGTTGCCACCAAACTTTGAAATGAAACGTTCAGCAGGTCTAGCTGCAAGGTAGTCTGCACCCGCAGGTCCAGCAGTGATACCTTGCTGAGTAAGCATAGACCGGATTTCATTAATAGTCAATCCAGCTGACACAGCCTTTTGAATTGAACCTAAACCAGTGTGCCTACGAGTTGTAGTATTACCGCCGTAAGTATCTATCCAACTAGCCATTAGTTCTCCTCCATATATTTAATGACCCACTCAACGACACTACGTTGACCGGATCGGTACATAATTTTTTCCATTGTATCGTCAGGTGTAGGATTGGTGGGTGGGAAAGATTCTTCTAATGCATGGATAAGTCCTCGGGAATTCATCCCAAGAACCTCAAGCATACTGGGGGAGGTTGACATTACTATGCTCGAAGAAGGCAGGCATTCTAGCAGATTTAGTTTCGGCAAGTTGAGGAGCCTTGCCCTCATACATTAGCCGATCGCTAGAATCCAGCCAAAATTTTTTGTCCAGATATTTGTCCACGGTATTTATACCTAGTGGTTGCATTACCCAATTGATAGTTGCCTTCCTGAGCTTATCAAGAGAAGGACTGATGTTATACCCCAGCTCAGTATGAACCAGACTATTGGTAGCCACGTGAATTTGTTCAT